GTGGTAAGATCAATAGGAAGAATACAATCAGATAATGACTTGGGTCGATATTTTTCAACCCAGAGCAGACTATTAATGTCAGACACAATTAACCCCGCTTGATAGCGATGTAGTAAGCAAGTTCCAGACTCTTATGAGTAAACTTAGAGATAATAGTATCACTCAATTCCACAGTGTATGAACCGGGAATAAACTTAATTTCTGATACATTCAAAGTACCTTCAAAATCCTTACCAGTATAGTTCTCATCCAAAACAATCTCAAAACTATTGGTAGTACTCTGACTAGAATCGTCAACCATAATACGGAAAGAACCATCTCCACCAATCATACGAAGATCACTTACCTGTAGAATGCTTGCTGCCTTCAAAATTTCATTTAGATCTTTTTCATCAAGATCAAACTTAATTGTGGTCTTTGGCATCTTCAGTTCTCTAGTAGGAACCGTCAGGAGGCTCGGTTCTGAGTAATAGTATGTAACACTCGATCTGCCGTTAGAAACGACTACATGGGTATCGTGGAACTCTAAATCGGGGTTTGAGAACATACTTACAACACCTAAAAACTTGTTCAAATCCCAAATAGGAACTTCAACGTCAAAGTCTTCTGAAATTGTAGCCTCAACGTAAATATTCTTACCAGGAGAGATAGTCTTTAGGACATTTCCTGGTGAAATAAGAATATTTGAATTGATTGCTGCAAAGTTCTTGAGAATAGTATAGGTATCTCTTGAGAAACGCATTTTTGTCACAGTTGTCATATAAATCTTTCTAAAAATTACTCACGTTCTTTACGATAAACGCTATCGTTAAGTTGTTGCTTTTGTTCGTGGCGATCACCACGCTTACTTCTCTTCTGTTGCTTCTTTCCTAAACCCGATGGCTTGTTCTTGCCCCGATTACTAAACTTCTGAAAACTTTCCTCGTTCATGACTCTATTATAACTCCGTTGTTAGACTTGTCAACTATATTTATATTATTGTTTTTATTTTTGAAAAATTGTTTTTCTTTTCAAACTGCAGGCTTTGATCAAACTTATCAATTAATTGATCTGCCTTGTGACTAATGATATAGATAGAACATTTATTTGTCATCTTATTCAAGATTTTCATAAAGGCTTCTGTACCTGCAGCATCTAGAGATGAGTCTAGAATCTCATCAAATATTAATAGATTACAGTTGAGACTGTTCTTCATTCGTGCAACTTCACGCCAAGTTAATAGAATTGCTAAATCAATACGTTGTTTTTCTCCCTCAGAGAAAGAGGAATATGAGAATGCATCTCGGTATCTTGATTTAATTGTTTCTTTGAACTCTTCGTCGATGGTGAAGTCAACATATAGATTAAGTTTTCCGAGGAACTTGTTAACGAGTCCATTGATGATGGGAACATAATGTGCAATAATGCGGCTTTTAAGACCGCCATCTTTGAGTATATCATAGACAATATCATGGTGTATTTGTTTTGTGATTAATGCATCCAATTGCTTAGTAGCATTTTCTTTTTCTAATTCTGCATCTTTAATTTTTTGTAATAATGTAGTCTCACTATCATTAACCAACTTCTTATTCTTTTCTTTTTTCATAAAACTAAGAGAAGATTGATTGCTGATAATTTGATATGAAATATCGTTATTTTCTAATTGATATTTTTGTTTAAGTGTCTTCAGTTCTTCTACTTCAGTTTGCAGTTCTAAAAGTTCTACATTTTTCTTTGTAGCAATGGCAATTGCTTTACGGCAATCTTCTAACTTAGATTCTTTATCTTGAATATGTTTTTCTTTTTGAAACTTAGGTAGATTCTGACCACAGCACTTGCATAATGCATTTTCTTTGAGAGAATCAATCTCTTCAACTAATGTTGCTTCCAATACCTCTGCCTTGGTTAACATAGCAGGAACATCTTTTAGAGCACTTAGGTTTGTTAACTTCTTGGTAAGTTTAGCAGATACATCTTTAAGATTTATTTCATGCTTTGCCTGTAGTACATTGTCATCGGCAATCTTAGTTGTATAATCTTGAATAGATACTTCAATAGACTTAATTTCTTCTACTGCAGTGGTTTGTATTGTTTCTAATACTTCTTTCTGAGACTTAATCTTTTCATGTACAATCTTTAACATACTTTCTTGTTCACCAAGAGAAACTTTAAGACTTGATAGTTGTCCTTTAACGTACAAATTCATATCAGCAAGAATATCAAGATTTAGAAGACCTTCAATGATCTTACGTCTTTCAGCAGGAGTCAATTGCATGAAAGGAACAAAGTTAGACTTGCCAAGAATAACTACCTGCTTGAATGCTGCATAGTCAAATCCAAGAATATTTTCTTCAAACATCTCTTGGTAATCTTTAGTCTTAGCATTCTGGTCGAGCATTTCTCCATCTTTAAAGATTTCAAATAACTTTGGTGCAAGACCACGGCGAACTAGGAAATGGCAGTTAGATTTCTTAAATTCAATTTCTACAACACATTGTTTACCATTCACCGTATTAATGAGTTGTGGAATGTTAATAGGTCGAAATGGCTTTCCAAACAAACCAAAGCACAGAGAGTCTAATAGAGCAAAAGACTTACCATTCCCATTAGTACCTGTGACTAAAGTGGTTTTATAATTATCGAGTTTGATCTCAGAAAAATTATTACCAAATGAACCAAAGTTTTTAAAACGAACTGTTAGAAAATCTATCAATCTTCATCCTTTGACATGGCTGTATTATATGCTGTGTTTATAATATCAGCAAGTACATTTTTATTAATTGACTTTTCAGTAACTGTATCAATCTCTTCATGAAGTAACTGTAAAGTATCTTTATGAATATCAACAGCGACTAGATCTGGGTTTGCAGTCACATCTTCTGTTACAGACAATTCTGCTACTCCTGCTTCATAGAACTTATCCAAGTACTTCTCAAAGGCAGGACCTTTAGTTCGGTTTTTAATAAAGATCTTAACATAAGTATCTTTAAACTTTGAGTAGTCTAATTTTTCTGGGTTGGTTTCATCGTAGTCAAACGTATAGAAAAGCCTTTTTGGATTCTCGATAAATTCAAGCGTTCTTGCTGCAAAATCAAAGACATGAAACCCTTTGGCTTCCCAAACGTCTGAAAAAGCCATTTGGTACTGAGATCCCAGGTAATGTATATTATCCCGGCTAGATTTAATGTGATAATGCCCAGTAAGAACATATTCAAATTTGTCAAAATGTTTTGGGTCATAGCCATGCTCAATAAAGATACCGCGAATACTCTGAAAGCCACACAACTCTAAATGTCCCAGTAATATAGAGCAGGTAGTGTTGGTAATAAACTCTGCTGACTTAATCTCATTCTCTGGGTTGATCCAAGGTAATAGTGCTACACAACCAGCAGACGTTTGAATCTCTGTCGGTTCTGAATGAATCTCCCAGTTTGAATACTGTTGTGCAATTTCTTGTAAAGAATTGACTGTATTATTATTCTTGTAATATGTATCGTGGTTGCCACAGATGGCAATACATTTTACTCCAAGTTCTTGAAGAGGTTCAAAAAACCTTGTACGAACCTGTTGAAGAGTCTTAAAATTAATATATTTTCTACGATCAAATACATCACCTAAATGAAAGATGATTTTAATATCGTTTTCTTTAATATATGGAAATAACTGTCCCTCAAAGAAGGACAGAAAGTATTCCAAGACTATTGGGGAATCTGCTTTATACCCAAAGTGGGTATCGTTAAGAATGATTGATTTCATAAATTTATTTAATTAAATTACGAATTAACAATTCTTCTTTTGCCAGATTGGTATCCACATCAACCATCATTTTTGCTAAACTGTATACATCAGTTTTTGGTTCCCATAATAATTTTTCTTTAGCTTTACTAGAATCACCTAATAATTCATCAACTTCAGTAGGTCTGAAATATTTTGGATCTATGATTACATACTTTTTATAATCTAGACCAACTAAACTAAATGCATATTCACAAAATTCTTTTACAGAAATCATTTTTCCTGTTGCAATAATATAATCATCAGGAAGATCTTGTTGTAACATTAACCACATTGCTTCAACATAATCGCCTGCATACCCCCAATCTCTAAAAGAATCTAGATTTCCTAATCTCAATTCTGTTTGTAAACCCTGAGAAATTCTACCTACAGCCCTAGTAATTTTTCTAGTTACAAAAGTTTCACCTCGACGGGGACTTTCATGATTGAATAGAATACCACATGAGGCATGCATATTATAACTTTCTCTATAATTTACAGTCATATAATGACTGTATGCTTTAGCACAACCATATGGTGATCGAGGATAGAAAGGAGTAGTTTCTTTTTGAGGAACTTCTTGAACTTTTCCAAACATTTCACTACTAGATGCTTGGTAGTAACGAATTTTATTACCACTATGATCTTGATAAGATCTTATAGCTTCTAAAATATTAGTTGTTCCAATCGCATCCACCTCTCCAGTATATACAGGCATGTCAAAGGATAGTCTTACATGGCTCTGTGCTGCAAGATTATAAATCTCAATTGGATTGTGTTTTAAAAGAATATTGTATATACTTGTAAAATCATTCATATCTCCGTAATGAAGAAATAATGTTTTATTATAAACTTCTTCATTTTCAATATGATGTTCCAATCTTCCAGTATTAAATGAAGAACTTCGACGAATTAATCCATGAACCTCATATCCTTTAGATAACAACAGGTCCGTAAGATAACTTCCGTCTTGTCCAGAAATTCCAGTAATAAGTGCTATTTTTTTCATATATAAATTACCACCATTTAAAAAACAATTCATCTCTATCATCAAGATTTTTAAAATCTAATTTTGAATCTGGATACATATTATTATCATTTTCGTCTAAATTGCATAAATTTTTATTAATAAACGATAATTCAACTACTGTTGGAATTCCATCTAATAGACCACAACAATTATTTCCATGAATATGAAATATTTTATGCGTTTTAGTTAACTTAAGAATTATATTATAAAAATAATCAAGACTAAAATGATGTAAATGAAATTCTATAATTAATTGTTCAATATTTTGTAATATGTTTTCTTCCATACAATGTAAACATTCATATTCAGATCCTTCTATATCCATTTTTACAATCATAGGAGAATTTGAATTTAAAATATCATTAATATTGTCTTTTGTAATATTTATTTTATTATAGGTAATATTTAAAGGTAACTCTTTATTAAAATCACACGTACCATCAAATAAATTTACTGTTCCAGAAAAATATTTTTGTAATTCACTTTCACATGTAATATCATTATCTACACCAAATCCATAAATTGTTTGATTTTTAATTGGAGTTTTTGCAAAGATATAACCACCATCTCGGTTATTACCAAATCTTTGTTTTTCAAATATTGTTTTTTTAGGAATTAATAAATTTTTCATATGTCTAATGTTGGTTTTTTAGATTTGCGAGTTCGTTTGCCTTTAGTTTTCTTTGGGGTACACATAATATCAAATCTATCCATATCTAAGTCTGTAAGTCCAAAGAAATCTCTACGACCAATATCAACACCAGCATATACTTTATTGAACCAATGATGAAAATCTTTATCATTTTGTTGTTCAGCATATTTGTATTGAGTATATTTTTCTTTCTTTTCTTTGTTTATAATACGAACAAAAGAAAACCAGCATATTTGGGTTAAATAACCAAACGGGCTGGTTGACTTTGCTGGATCAAAATTACCAATATAGGTTATACAGTTTAAAACGGCATCTGATACCATCTCTTCTCTATATGGGTAATTTGCAAAATTAGGACGATATGAAAGTCTAGATGCTATCTTTAAAATACATTCACCAATAAAATCTGGTAACTTGGGTTTTTTTCTTCCAGCATTCTCTGCTTCATCAGTCTTTTTACGATAATCAATCAAAGCAGCGTATAGGTCAGTATTACTTACGTAATCTGCGTCTGATGATGCTTTCTTTTTACGAGGGTTTTTCACAGATATATTATATCCTATATTTAAGGTATTGCAAGATAATTAAATACATTTAATATATTCATCTAAACTAATTGTAGGAGTCCAATTTAAAGTAGTAATAATTTTTGAATTATCTGCAATCGTATCATGAACTTCTCCTACTCTTGGTGGTATATACATTATATTATTAGGATTATTTTCAATCTGAGATGCTATCCAGTTTACAGAATAATTTTTACTAGTTCCAACATTAAAAACTTCTCCATTTAATTTATTAGAATGAATTGCTGCCTTTATATTTGCATCAACTACATCAGATACGTGAACATAGTCTCTAGTTTGCTTACCATCTCCAACAATAGTTAACTTTTGTCCTGCTTGTTTTTGTCTGCTGAATACACCAATTACAGGAGCATATGGACCTTTTGTTGGTTGGTGTGGACCATATACATTAAAATAACGTAAGCAAACTGTGTCTAAATTATACATGTTACTATACATTTTACAAACTTGTTCAGCTTGATATTTACTCAAAGAATAAGCATTTAAGCAATCTGGTGACATTTCTTCGTTTAACAACCCTGTATTAGTTAAACCATATATTGCAGAAGTAGTAGAAAGAACCAGTCGTTTTACTTTATACTTTTTAGCTAAAGCAAGAATATTAAGCGTTCCAGTTAAATTGGTTTGAAATGCTAAAGTTGGGTCTGCTATACAATTTTGAATACGTGCTTCTGCTGCCAAGTGCAAGACATAATCTGGTTTAGTCTTATTAAATACATCAGCACATTGTTCATAATCAATTACACTATAATGATAGTATGATGCTTTGAAATTATAATAAAATTTCTCATGTGCATCAGAAGATAAATTATCGATCACTGTAACTTTATGACCTTCATTTATTAGCCTATCAACAATATGTGAACCGATAAAACCACATCCACCTGTTATTAAGTAATTCATTTTAATTGTTGTGCAGATAATATATAAAAATCATCTTGTTCTGTAGTTTCTACCAATAGATAACCATAACTTGTTATAATAGTTCTAGTTTGATCTAACCATTCTTTTGATCGTGCATATGCATCATGCTCAAATGTTATTGTTTTAAATTTATATACATCATGTGGTAATTTTTTAAATGCTTCTAAAGTAACTTCAGGTGGCTCTAAATCAATTGACAAATAATCAATAATTGGAGGAATATTATTTTCTTTAAAAATTTTTAAATAATCAAAAGTTAAAGCATTTCCTTCATATGTTTTTGTGTTTTTTCTTGATAAATTCCAATTATTATATTCAGTTCCCCTATATTCATTTAAATCACTATTAATATAATCAGAATTAGAAAAATTAATATCAAAAGCAAGTCCAGTCCAATTATGATATTTTTCTAAAGAAGCAGTATTACTTAAATAAAATGGAGTAGCACAACCAATATCTATAAAAATTCCATTTTTTTGATTATTAAGAGTTTTTAGTACCCATAAGTCTTGTTTTGATCCTGGTTGCGAATATGAAATCATTATTTTCTTGCCTTTTGGTAATTTTTATTAAACCAATCTATTGTTGATTTTATTCCATTATCTAGAGATGTCTGAGAATACCATCCTAAATTATTTATTTTTTTATTACATATTTTTCTTAGTGGCGTTCCATTTGGTTTACTTGAATCCCATAATATTTCTCCAGAATATCCAACATGTTTTTTAATTGTTTCTGCTAAAGTTTTAATAGTGATTTCTTCATTAGATCCTACATTTATTATATCAGATGAATCGTAACTATTCATTAAAAATAAACAAGCATCTGCAAGATCATCAGAATATAAAAATTCTCTTGTTGGAGTTCCATCTCCAAAACATGTAACACTGGTTTTATTTGATTCTTTAGCATCAATAAATTTTCGTATCATTGCAGGAATCACATGACATTTTTCAATATTAAAATTATCATTATTACCATATAAATTTGTTGGCATTAAAGAGATAGCATTAAATCCATATTGTTTACTATAATACTGACACATCTTTAAACCAACAATTTTAGATAAAGCATAACCTTCATTTGTTGGTTCAAGTTCACTGGTCAAAAGATATTCTTCTTTTATAGGTTGTGGTGTGATTTTAGGATATATACACGCCGAACCCAAAAATAATAATTTTTTTACATTGTTTATATAAGAATAGTGAATAACGTTATTCTGTATTTGTAAGTTATCATATATAAAATCTGCAGGACATTGTTGATTCCATCCTATACCACCAACTTTAGCTGCACTCAAAAAAACATATTCGGGTTTTTCTTTAGAAAAGAAATATGATACAGATAATTGATCTCTAAGATCTAATTCACTTTTGGATCGTGTTATTATATTGTCATATCCCTCATTTTTTAATTTTCTCACTAAAGCAGAACCAACTAATCCATTATGACCGGCTACAAAAATTTTTGAATTTTTTTCCATATTATCCTCAGTTTATATTTTCATTAACTATATTTGCAACATATTCTATTTCATTTTCTGACATATCAGGGTTATTTGGTAGATACAATCCATAATCATGTATTATATCTGAAAATGGATACATTTTAAATCCGTATTTTTTATAATAAAAAGGTTGTCTAGACATACTACCACATATTAATGGTCTACATTCAATTTTAGCCTTTATAAGAGATTCTACTAATTTACTTTTTAATGGGTGTATTATTGGATATGCAAAATTACTAACAAAACCTGAAGGTTTGTATTTCCAGTAACTATTTTCTATCAATTCATCATATTTTAACAAATTTTTATATCTTTTATTATTTTTTGTATCTACAGTTTTTAATTGATTAATTCCTAAAAAAGCTTGAACCTCAGTTGCTCTTAAATTAAAACCCGGATAATAAAAAGTATAAAGATTTTTAAAATCATCTATATCATGATTCATTTGTAAATTCTTTTTAGTTTTTTCCGATAAATCCCTACTCCAACCATGTGATCTAATTGATTTTAATATTTCATAAAGTTCATGATCATCGGTACAAACAAATCCACCTTCAATAGTTGAAAGGTGGTGACCATAATAAGTAGAAAATGAAGACATTAAACCAAAAGTTCCAGTTTTTTTATTATCAATTATAGATCCAACACTTTCACAAGAATCTTCTAGTAGTATTATATCATACTTTTTACAAATATCTTTTATTTCTTTTAATTTATTTGGTATTCCTAATACATGTACTAGCATTATACATGCTGGATTATTTTCTTTACAAAGTTTTTCTAAACATTCAATATCTAGTCCAAGTGTTTCTATATCTGTATCGCATAATATGGGTTCCATTCCAAATTGAATTGCTGGACTTATTGTGGTCACCCAAGATACACATGGTAAAATGATTTTATTATTTTTTAATCTATTAGATATTTTTAATGCATACAACATAGCTAAATTAGCTGAAGAACCAGAATTTAAAAATACTGAATATTTGGTTCCTTGCCACTCAGACCATTTTTGTTCAAACTCTTCTGTTAATAATCCTTTTGTTAATTTTGGATATGTTGATAACCATTTACAAAGATCATCAATTTCACCATTACTTATAGTATCTTTTACTAATTTAATATTCATATTAATTATCCTCTTTTGTATTCCTGTGAACTAACAATATGAAAACCACTTTCAGTTAAATGTATAAGATCATGTGGAGAAGGAATATGAGATATATCCAAAATTTTTATTGGAATCTGTAACATTTTATCAGGATGATAAGTAAACATCCAATCACCATATAAATCATCAGATGCAAATCCAGATCCTTCAAAATAATCCAATGATTCGATTAAAGCAATATCCCATCGTTTACCGTTTCTACTTTCAATTAGTAACTTTAATTCTGCTAAATAATTTTTATTAGTAACTAAATGATGGTTTATAAATGAAATACCAGATTTTGCTGGTTCTTTCATTAACCTTTCATAAGTACATCTATATGGTAAATGATATTCTCCATTAAAAGCACTATTAAAAGGAAAAATATTATTTAAAACTTCATTATATGGGTTATTTAAAAATACAATATCTGAATCACATACAATATAATCATCTGATACATCAGTTATAATTTGTGGAACTGCTAATTCTATAAGTTGTTGGTATATCCAACCACTTCTATAGGATAGATTTGGATTTTTTTCATTCCAAATTTGAGTTAACTGTGGTAATGAAATTATTTCAGATATATCTTTTTCATTAATAAATTGGGTTCCATTAATATTTGGATTTATTGATGAAATTAATATAATTCGTTCAACATTTAAAATATTTTTTAAAGATTCACAACACATAGGTAAAGTTGAAATATCTTTTGGGTGAAATGGTATAATGGCATCTTTAATAATCATATGAGTTTTTCCAATTGTTTAGAATATATGTGTAAGTTACTTATTTTAATATACATTTATTTCATCTGCTTTTTGTATAAAATTATAAGCAACTGGTTTGTATGTTCCATATTGTTTACACCATTTCATTCCCATTTCTTGTTTGTTAATTCGATAATCTTTATTATACCACGCTTTATGTATTAAGTCAATAAGACTCTCATAAGAATTAACGTATTCAATAATACCATCAGTCATATTTGTGCAACAAGGATTATCAGAAATAACTACATTTCCGTATGCTAAACCTTCAAATACTCTTTCAACAACAACATTATTAGTTATATTTGCTTCAGCATGAAACCCCAATGAAGTAACTGAATCTAAAAAAGAATTTACCCTTTTTTCTTCTGAAATAAAGGGTGGTGTTATTAATATAGAATGGACTTCATTATCTCTTAACATTAATTTATTCAACCATTCTGTTTTGTATGAACATCCTACAAAATTACTTAAAGATTTTTTATTTCTAGTAAAAGTTCCAATTTTATCAGGATGTATTGCAGCAGAAAAAGTAGATGGTACATAATTATGTATTTTATTCTGAAGATCCCATGCTTTTAAATGTGATAAGGATTGTGGTTTTGATCTAAAATGCTCACCTGTAAGAATATATCGATTATGCAATATACTCATAAGTTGATTATCTATAAAAGAATGCCAAAACCAAAATATAGGAATACATTTTGTTTCAAAAAAATAATTAAATAATTTTTCAATTAAATCATTTGATTTTACACATGTTGAAAATATTGGATCATCAGTTCTGTTTATAATATAATTTGACAGATATACAAAATCTTTATCATTTAAATTAATAGAATATAAGCTTTCTAGAGTATTAATTTCAATAACATCAATTCCATTCCATTTAAATCCTTCACATAATTTTTTTACATGAAATAAATGTGTTCCAAAAATTGGTACTTCTGGTGTGTTTAATATAATTATTCTTTTCATAAATTTTTATAATGATTCAATTTTTGAGTAAATAGGAGAATTTCTTATTGAAAATTCACATCTTAGTTGTTCATCTAATGATACTTTATCATCATTAATTGGATTAGTTTTATTGTAACTATAAAGAATAGTAGAAATAAATTTGTGGCGGTGTCCAGCCATTTCTAACATCGGAAACATATATCCCATATCACCTGACATTTTATACCAGGTTCCAGTTACTGGATCTATAAAATCTTTTCTATTTATTTTTTGAAATAGGCTTTTTTTAAACGTTCGTAAATGCGTTGATCTCCATTTATCTGATCTAAATTTATTATTCTCAACTATATCTTTTGGATAATCACTTAACGCTCTATGATCTACTGTTAAATTTTTAGAATAGTAATCAACATAATTTCCATATGTCATCCATACATCTTCATTATATGTATCATTTAAAATAGAAAGTACATCGTCTCGTAACAACCAATCATCAAAATCCAAAGCACACATTATACTGTCATCTGGAGCATTATCTACTGCAATACATACATTTTCTGAAACATACTTGCGTTCATCATTTCTTATTAATTTAAATCTTGAATCAGATTCATATTCTTTTAATATTTCATATGTACCATCATTAGTATGTGCGTCTACTGCAATTACTTGAAAATTTGTATAATTTTGTTTTAATGCACTTTCTACTGATTTTCTTATCCAATCAACTGAATTATATCCCAGCATCATTATTGTAAAATTTTTCACGTGAAACCTCCAACCATTTTTTGTGTTCTTCTTCTGTTGCAACATTCATAAGCCAATTAGAAATAAATAAAGGAAAATATGGATATCTTTTATCTGTTTCTGTTAACGGATGATACATATGAAACAATTCAACATCTGTATCGTGTGAAAATACAGTATTAGAAAAAAATGGTTCTGACTTATATTGTTCTGTATATTTATACGTTTTAAAATAAATTTCTAATTTTAACCAAAAAATAATATCCTCTGGAGCATATCCCCAAACAATTTCAGGATCATATCCTCCAATTTCTTTAAATACTTCATATTTTACTACAATAGATCCACCAGTTGAACCTACTGCATATGGAGTATTTCTGGTTGGGGGAATATCTATTATATGAATTGGAAGTGAATTTCCCTTTTCTATTTCACTTTTAAAATATTTTGTTTGTTCATCAGTTAAAGAAATAACTCTACTTCCTCTATATGGTTGTAACCACATAAAAGATTCATTTTTTGTTTTTCTTTCTATATTATCAATATAATTTTGTCCAAATAAAAGATCTACATCATGATTTATTTGAAAGTCGCATTCTACAAACATAGATGCTACATTATAACACAATGATCTGTTCATGTTATTCCCATATTGTAAAATAAATTCATCATTATGTGGCATATCAATAACATGAACATTTGGACAATCAGATACAAGAGATAAAGTTTTTTCAAAATTTTCTGTGTTATCTTCTTGAAAAATAATTGTAAGACACCAATCTGGATTGGATTTAAACAAGTGAATAGCATTTTTTAAAAATGTTTTTAAATGATCTTCTCTATTTTTTACTGGAATTATAAGATTATATTTTGGTTTTTTATAACAATTTGTATAATGTTTACAATTTTTAATAATTGAAGCATAATCTATTTGATTATTTTTTATTTCTATAAAATCATTAAAATCAAGAGAAGCATACACTTTATTATAGGTTTCTTCTGAAAATTTTAAAGATCTCCACATTATAAACAAAAATTTTTTCATAACATCGCGGTCATAATTTATATCTTTACCACATCTTCTATCTATTTCCATTTCATAACCAGAACCAATATCCATATTTGTAAATATATTACAATTTGGTTCGGTATCTTCTAAAGATTTTTTAATTTTTTCATCTAATATTTTTATTTTAGTATTAAGCATTGTGATTCATATCCTCATAAATTAATTTTACACATTTTTCAAAAGATGGAGTATATTCTTTAGTAGCTATTTCAAAGTTTCTTTGAATATATGGTAGCATTTGATAATATAAATCCTTTGAAAGTTCAATTGTTGTATTTATCATTTCTTCAGTATTTTTAAAAATAATCATACCTCTAGTGTCATAATGATTACCTATGTCTGGATCCCCGATATAAATTGGTATACATCCAGTCACAAAACAATCCATAACTTTTTCTGTATGATATCCTCTATATATTCCATTTTCAATTGCATAACAAAACATTGTGTTTTTGAGAACTTCAGACTTACAAGTTATTGATTTATAACCATGCCCAAATACTTGTATCCCCTTTTCTATTAAACTGTGTGCCAATGAAACTCTAAATTTATGAAGCGTTGTCATTGTTTTATTAGTTGTTATAAATGTTAAAAGATTTGTTTTTTCGTTTGTATACAAATCCATTTTATCATTTGATATAGTAGGAAAACATGTTTGTCCCATTATTACTGTATTGGGTAGTCCATCATATCTTTTATCAAAAGTATACAATTTTTTAAATTTATGATTACCTGTAATCATTTTTTCAGAAAGAATTTCAAAAAAACTTTTTTCTGTTACTTTAAAGACATTTTGATGATACCATTCAATAATATCTGGAGATTCTATTAAAATTGCATAACATTCTTCATTATCATGATAATCTGAAATTATTGTATTATCAATAATTAAATTCATAATTTGATTATTTATTTCTAAATTATTTTTTAACCATTCATATACTCCATGGTTAGACCAACCATCCCACGTTACAGGGTCTGTTATAGATGTAGCATTAAATCGTCTCATGAGTTAATTCCAGATATATATTCTGTAATATAAAATAACATTATATTATAATCCAATCTTTGCAATAAATATCTGACCAATTTTTTGGCATATCTGGTGATTCTCCAAACCATTTACTAGGAGCAATCACTTGTTTACTTTCGCTCAACCATGCACCCCACCAACTAAAAGAACTGTTTGCAATTATATGATAATCGCACATAGTCATTAAACATATATCAATGTTTTGATTTTTTGTATCAGGAATACAAAAAGGTCTTTTTAAATCTTTAAATAGTTCTGCAGCTTTTTCATTATCGTCACTAATAATATAAAGAAAAGCATTATCTGGAATTTGATTTAATGCCTCTTCATAATATTCCATAGTACAAATAGGATGTTTATCTGTTAAATTAGTATAATCACCTAACCGTATATGTAGTGCAACTGCTAATTTTTTACCAATTTGCCGTATTATTTCTGCTTGAATTTTAATTTCTGGAGTAAATTCAAATTCTTTTAATAAATCTTGTCGATAATCAATAAAATATTTTTCACTTTGAAAATAACCTATGATATCAGTGTGATCAGGAATACCAAATATACCAGCATTATATGTAAAATTTCTTTCTTGTGCTCTATTTGGATTAAGAATATTACTACTATCTTGTGCAGTAAGATTATTAAAAGCATCATTTAAACAAAAATTAATATATGGATTAGAAGATTTTAATGAATATGGAACACCAAATTCATATCCTCTAGTTTTTGCTATTGAATATAGGGTTGCGTATTGAAACATTTGGTTTCCCATACGTCCATACATACCCATATGGTTATACGTAATCATATTGGAAATTCCGTATTTCTATCCTCTAAACCACAATCAGTAAACCCTTGCCATTTATTAGCATTTTCTCTATCATTTGATTGATAAAACATTGGTTGATTTGTTGCATAAACTCTATGATAGAATTGAATCTGTGCAGTACCCATATCCCATGGTTGTTGCAACACATGCAGACAATGATTACCTACATCAGCCATATTTTGTCGATATGTGGGAGTAACATACAAAATTGCATGAGCAGCAAGAATTCCACCAATTCTTAAATAATTTTCATTATATCTTTTTGAGGCGTAATATCTATTTCCACTTGATACACCAAGATATATTCCATCACTATCTTCTGGAATATCAATAATTGGATTAAAATTTTCAGCAAATTCCACATCATCTTCTAAAATTAATAGAGGTGTAGTATACTGTAAAGATTCAAGTATATCAATATGTGATTGACCACACCCCATAAAATGATATATATCTCTTGGTGTTCCTTCTGGAGGTGGGATAATCAAACCAGATTTTCTATGAGTATTTTGAAACCCATGTTTTTCAAATCTGTTTTGCATAATTTCAGCATTTTTAGTTGCTGAATCTAAATTAATCCATACGGTTGGAATTTCACGTAAATCAATAATCATATAACCTCATGTTAAATATAATACAACTTATAAAGATGTCAAGTTATTTAGTTGACATTTTCTTGACTTATATTATAATACTCATATGAATCTAGAAGACCTTAAACTCAATATTTCTAAAGACGCTTCTGTTGACTCTTCAGAACTAGGAAATGAGGCTATTAGAACTCCTCAACTACATAGTAAATACCTGTGCCTTCATGCAGACTTTAAACTAATTCTATGTAAGCAGGTAAATGATCTAGCAATTCTTAAACTCCGTAAGTGGAAGATCTTTACTGGTAAGGCTAGTCGTGAAGAATTGGAAGCCTGGGGAGAGGATCCAAATGGACTGACTCTACTAAAGACTGATGTAGAAAAGTTTATAGAGGCAGATCCAAAGATTATTGAATTAAAATTGAAGATTGCTGTGATTGAAGTTAAAGTTAAGATGGTTGAAGAATTTTTAAAAGTTCTTAATAATAGAAACTTCTCTATCAAGTCCGCTATTGATTGGTTTAAGATGACTCAGGGTATTGTCTAATATTACCATAAATATTGAGTGGATGTAGAAGTTGAATCTGTAGACGAAGTTCGTTACTATATAAAAACAGAAAAGGGAGTCAAACAAGAACTGAGAGATTATTTCTCGTTCATGATTCCTGGTGCTGAGTATATGCCATTATTTAAACGGCGTATATGGGATGGTAAAATACGATTATTTGATATTCTATCTTCCACTCTTCCAAGAGGTCTTAAATCTTACCTTAGTAAGTTTTGTAAAGACCGCCAATATACTTTAAATATTAAAGAGAGCAGGAATCCCCTATGCATAACGGAGGAGAAACTTCTGGATTTCTACGAGACACTGAAAGTTTCTGTAAAGAAACAGAGGGTCAAAATGCACCCTCACCAAAGCCAAGCAATTCTTCACGCTATAAACGCTCATCGGTGTGTAATAATATCTCCGACAGGTTCTGGAAAAAGTTTAATAATCTACGTCTTGCTCCGCTATCTACTCTCCGTAATAAAATCAGACAGAAAGATTTTAGTTTTGGTTCCAACTGTGGGGCTAGTTACACAGATGGAAACAGATTTCTTTGATTACTCAAAGGCAGATCCTTCTTGGCTATCAAGAAAATATATTCATAAAATCAGTGCAGGGCTTGAAAAAGATACCAACAAACAAGTAATTGTTTCTACTTGGCAATCTATCTACAAGTTACCTAGAGAATGGTTTGATCAGTTTGATGCAATCTTCTTTGATGAATGCCACCAAGCCAAAGCCGAATCTATTAACCTAATTGGTCAGAAGTTAACTAAAGCATGGTTTCGTATTGGTACTACGGGCACATTAGATCAAACGCAGGCACATCGTTTAAGCATAGAAGGCATTCTAGGACCTGCTGTACAATTTATTCAGACAAAGAGCCTAATGAACAAAGGTTTACTTGCTACTCTTGCTGTTGACTGCATTGTATTGAAGTATACAGACCAAGAGAAACAGGATATGAAGAAGCAAAAATATCCTGATGAAATCAAAACTATAATAAGTAATAGTAGGAGGAATGAATTTGTCAAAGAACTCGCAATTCATACCAAAGGTAACACACTCATCCTCTTCAACTACGTCGAAGGACACGGGAAACCTCTCCACGCTCTCATTGATGCAGCAGGAACGGATAAGAAAGTATATCTTATTCATGGAAAGACAGAAAGTGAAGCAAGAGAATCGATCCGACGTATCGTGGATACACAAACTAATGCCATATTGGTTGCGAGTTACGGTACTACTAGTACTGGCATTAACATTGTCAACATTGATAATATTATTCTTGCCTCTCCTACGAAATCTATAATTCGTTTATTGCAAAGTATTGGTAGAGGTTTACGTATATCTGCTAAAAAGAAAACTTTAAAAGTTTATGATATTGTTGATGACCTTTGTTACATGTCATACAAGAACCATGTTTATAGACATTTTGAAGAACGAATTAAAATTTATAAAAAAGAAAAGTTTGATTATAAGATAATGTCTATGCCACTACCTACCGATGATAAATAAATTAGGAGGGTTACTATGGCTGACGAAGTACAAGAAACTCCCTTTGGTGGAATTCTAAGAGTTATTAAACTTACTACTGGCGAAGAAATTGTTGGTTTAGTAAGTGAAGCATCTTCAGAAAAAATATTCATAAAAATGCCTGCTCTAATCGAATCATATATGATGAGAGATGCGTTAGGTGAAATGATTGAATATTGTAAATTAACAAATTATCTTTCAAATATAAGAAGTTCCGAAGTTTCAATATTTCGCCACGTTATCGTATACATTGGTAGTGCAACAGTTGAACTAGAAAAAATGTATGAAATATATCATACTGCAATGGAAACTGATCCCAAATCATTAATTACAAGTGCCCCAGAAAATACAGAATTTGGTCCAGAAGCAGGACTTCATCTATTGACAGATCTCTTTAATAATGAAGATTTTGTTAATTTTGTCAATGATTTGATAGATACGTATGAAGGTGCTGAAATTATGGTAGATGGTGACGATGACGGAGAAGAAATAGAAGAATCTGACAAGCAGGAACCCTCTGTAGAGGATTTGTTGATCGAAGAGGCTCCGAAGCAACCTAAGCCTATAAAACGATCTAAAGGCAAGCCTGGTCCAAATAAATTGTCTTATGATCCCAACCTTCCATCAGATAACCCAGAAAGTTGGTCTGATAATCCAAATGACTATATTTAACTCAATACACTGGGTGCATCGGGAGTTATTGTATAGTATGAATATTTAAAGGCACATGTTGTTTTTTGAATAGATGTATCACTTGCGTCTGATTGAAACTGTAGTCCACCAAGTGAAACTGGTACAATATTAATAAAGGTTACAGTTATTGGTGTATTACACCCATTAATAGTATATGGTGCAGAATAGATATTTAATGTTGCAGTTGTATGCCATTTATAATATTCTAAATTATTACTACTATCATCTTTAATATTAGAAATATTGCGTATCCATGAATATAGTGACTTCCAATTAGTCATATTTTCATCAACTATAAATTCTACAGATAAATCAGCAAAGGCTGCTACCATACTTGGAACTGGAATTGTTGTTCCTAACGTTGTTGGTTGCACTAAACTAGGTACAGAAATTCCTGGAAGATTTACACGTTGACATAGTAATTCAAATTGTGATGTACCTCTATTAAACAATAAAGAAAAATAACTGTTATATAGAGGATTTGTATTACCTGAACAATTTAGATTTGCCATATGAATATTTATAGATAAAAGAAAACCCTCCCAATTTCTTGGGAGGGTTTTATTGTTAACTTACAGTCTAACTTAATACTCAGGCACCGTTACCGTGTAGATTGGCGATTGCGCTCAATCTGTAGTATTGGTTCAACCCAGCAGAGAGAGTTTCTGCATCCGGAACTTTATTGGCATTAAGTACAAACGGATTGGCAACAATACCATAACGAGTCTTAAACCCGATACGTGGTTGGAAGCTAGCAGGATCAACAGCACGAACCATTTGGAGCGGAACGTATGGGCAGTAGAACAGACCTGCGTCATATGCACTTTCACCCTTGTAGCCAGCTACAAAGAAGTTAGCACCAAGTGGGGCGTACGGGTCAATGTAAACCTTGACCTTACCGTTAAGTACACCAGCAAATGTTGATTGTGTGTCATCAGCATTTAGTTGTGGTGCAATACCGGGGGAGAGACTCATAAAGCCTGACATTGCAAGAGCTGCAGCAGTATCACTGTCGCAGATGATAAAGTTACCCTTACCACGACGTGTTTCCTTGGCGATTGCATTGCATTCACGCTCGATTTGGAAACTAAGACCACGGAAACGTTCTGCAGACCAACGACCATCAGAGTCGCCAGAAAGGTTATACATACCCTTTAGACCCAAATCACCTTGTTGTGATCCTGGTTTTGCAACATAATAGATGGTACGGACTAGTTCGCGGTTAATTTCAGCAAGAATTTCAGTGCTGAGAAGATTTGCGAGTTCGGCTTCTGCATCTAGACCATGGACTGCCTTTAGATCCTGTGCCAATTCAACAGTGTAATTACTGCTCAGAGCACGTGTACGTGCTTGAACTGCAACTCTATCAATCGAGAATGACATTTGATTAAATGCTTGGTATGGTGATGTTGCATTGGCTGAACCAATACCTTCACCAAAATTGGTCAACATACCACGAAGGGCATTGAATGAGTTGATACCAGCAGCAGCATAACCTTGAGCCCATGCAGTACCACCACCACATGAACCAGCAATAATGTTACGGTCAGCATTGAGACCAGAACCAGCAGTAACACCAGCACCAGAAAGACCAGTTAAGGTATAACCAGAACCACCGTACTGTGGGAATGGCTCCTGGAAAAGAGCTTCTGTGTAGTCATTACTAGTATAATTGGTACCTTTACCATATTGTGTACGCATTGCAAAGATCAACCCAGTTGGGGCTGTCATAGGCTGAACGCCACAGATATCGTATGCCATTAGATTTGGCATAGAACGACGAACAAGACTGATAAGCACTGGATCATATCCAGAAACTGCACCAGTATTGTAACCAGTAGAGGTCGATGGACCACCAAAGTTACCAGAAGACATATCTTCTGTTAGGTGCTGGGTGCGAATGGCTTGTTCTTGGTTCTCTAAAAGAACGGCAGTAACTTTCTTACGGTAATCATCACCGATTGGAGCCAGAGCTGCGTGATTGAGCACTGGATTCCATTTCTCGGTTAAAACATCATACGGGGTATTTTCTTGAAATTGCATTTTATTAGTATCTCCTTGTTGGATAAAATTATTTAGTAATTAGTAAATTTAAAGTTTCTTATTCAATCTTCCCAATACATTTGCATAACCTTCTACAAGTGTGGTTGGAGCAGATACAGCCTGTGAGAACGACATATCCTCATCGACTGGTTTAGAGGGTGCAGAAACGCGACCACCCTGTAAATAGTTTTCTCGGATTGCAACCAACTTGTTACGATACTCGTCAGGAGTATTGAAGTTGATGTTTTCCATTAGATTTTGTAATTTGGAAACTTGTGTATCAGCCATGTTTCTGGTTTCAGAAACAAAGATTCCGGCACACTCAGTTAGAGCAACTTCCTTCTTAAGATCAATTGAGAACTTAATAGATTCGTTGAGACGGTTTTCAAGTTCTCTATTTTGTGCATATAGATCATCAAGAACATTATATTTTTCATTTGGAACATCGATGTAATGATTCTCAAAGAGATTTTTAAGACCAGAGATGAAGTTCTCAGCAATAGTGGTTTTTACACCTTGCTCAACTGCAACTGCATTCTCAGTCATCCACTCTTCGACAACGTACTCAAGATAGTCATCTACCTTTTCTACGAGCGAATTTGTTACATTCTCAAGATAACCCTTTGCACCTTCATCAAGGTCAACAAGAATCTTGGCAACTTGTGTTTCAACACGGTCAGCAACAGCAACTTCAAAGATTGCTTCGAGTTGACCTAGTGCATCCTCATTGATATTTTCTTCACCTAGGAGAGAGATAAGAGCATTGCGGAAATTCTCTTGAACTTCTTTCTTCTTCTCATCTTCATCTTCTTCTGATTCCATCTCTTCTTCCGAACCTTCAGCTTCATCAGATTCTTGAGCTACTGGAGCAGCTCCACCTTGACCAATTGAAGCAAGGTATTTTTGTGAAATCATTGCTGCTGCTGGAACTGATGGCATACCGTTGGTTGGGGTAGTGGCTGGGGGCATACCGGTAATTGGTCCGGGTAACATGGAACCTCGACCAGATGCGTCAGCATCCGACTTTCCGGTGGCATCCAATACACCCATAACTTGGTTAGCGGCTTCTGATAGATTTAGTTTTTTATTTTGTTTCATAGTGTGTTAATCCCTAAGCTTAAATTATTTATAATATTCTTATCTTCCATAATATCCAAAACCAGATGGGTGACCCATACTTGATTGCGCCCCAGAACTTTGGGCTGCTCCAATTTCTCGTGTACGTTTGAGAATTTCATTTCCACCAAGCATTTCATAACCCAATTTTAATCCCAATAAAGGATTAAGTGGATCTAATGCCCCTAAATTTTGTGAGTATTTGAACACCTTATCCCCAAGAGGACCAAGATTTTTTCCACCAGCATATTCTTTAACTTTATTCATAACATCAATATTAAAGCTATCAAGAGCTGGATTACCACTAGAAGGAATACCGGTATTAGGATTTTTACCATCATCACCATCAGGAGTTTTTTTAACTTTTTTACCAAATAATGAAGCAGCTAAAGCTAATTTAGCTGCTGCTGGTAACATTTGATCTGCATAATCAACAATACTTGCACCCTGTGCTACATTGGTAAGATAATCTAATCCACCACTTTCATCGGTCTCTTCGGGACCATCCTCACCATTAGCACCTTTCTTTAGCATCTTGCCTTTATTATTTGGTAGGTTGCTACCACCAAATAAAATAGGAGTAACTAAACTGTCATTCTTTTTTGTTCTGTCGTATGGTTTTGTCTCAAGAAATTCATCGTCCCATTTTGGTTTACTATTTCTAAAAAACTCCTCACTACCACCAGATCCAGCAGCCTTAATTGGACGTTTTTGATCCTCAGTAGGAACATTAATAACAGGTTTTGACTCTGTTGGTAAAGTTTTTTTGGGTTTAGTAGTTGATGACTTTTTTGCCTCAGATAACTGAAGTACATATTTCATGTAATCTTTGGATCCTTCAGTTATTAGATTAAAACTCATTACATACTCCTAAAGTAATTGTTAAAGAGTTTTAACATATTTTCATTTAATGCACTCTTTGAAGAATTCTTTATAATTTTACGAGCATTCTCATAATCTTTTACTGACCAGGATCCGTTTTCAAGAATCCATTCTCTACCTTCCATAATACCGTTTACAAAGGCATTAGGAGCTGATGGGTCTGCAACAATATCAACAGCAGCAAGCATAAAATCTTCTTGAACTTCTTGGTACCCATTTTTTGACTTAAGAGAACCCATACCACGAGTCGATACTCCAAGTTGAGCACCTTCTTCAATGAGATTCTTTACAATACGACCCATTGGAGTATCCATTACTTTGGCTTTTCCGTAAATGGTATTACCATCTTCGTGAAGCTCTTTTACAATATGGGAGACTCTATCAAGATTGACTGTAGGACCAGTTGGATGGTTTAATTCACCCAATGCACGACCCTTATCAACATATTCAGTAATATATCGTTTGCACTCTTTGAGTAAAGTGCTTTGAGGATATACACGACCATTGCGGTTCTTTACACCAGATTGCATAAAAATACCTTCGATGAAATAATTCTTTTCACCGTTTCCAGTATTTTCTTTAACGTACTTTATATCTTCGTTAATTTCAGTTATTAGTTTCATTTGGATTTATTTTGATTTAAAAGATTTTGAGCAACTGTTTGATAGACGCTTTCAATTTTTTTACCAGTTTTTTCATAAAGAACCTTGGCAGTGTTCTCTTTGAAAGCCACAACATTCTCATCAATCATATTCTTAATCATTTCATTTACTTGTTGATTCATTTTATTAGTACCTTTGTTTTTCCGTAAAACTCCAAATGTTGATCCAAACTATTTTTATTTTCAAAAATTGTTTCAGCCATCTTTTGTCTATTATTTGGGCTCAGTTGATTAAATAGACTTTTAATCTCTGCAATTTCTTGCTCAGTAATATTTATAACACTATCATTTTTCAATTTTAATTTTGTATTAGTTTTAGGATCATATGATTCTAAAAATTCAATAAAAAGTTTTATATTTTCAGTAAGTTCAGTTGATTTATACTTACTGTATAATAAACTTTTATTTGTTTGAAGTGTTAAAAAATTGATATTTTCATTCAATTTAAACGACAAAACATCAATCAATGACTTTTTAAACATGGGCTCATTTTTTTGAATGAGGTGTTGCATACCACTTTTTAATATCAATGATTGAAAATCTTTCACTGTTGAGTTCCCTGTTGCTGGTCTGCTGCTGCTTGTTGCTGTGCTTGAAGTGCAAGTTGTTCTTGTTGAATTCGTTGACGATCAACTTCCATTTCTCCATCCATCTTGCGCATTTCTTCTTCGGTTTGTTTCAAAATATTTCTACGAACATACTCTGAAGAAAAATATTTTCCAACATATGCATCAACAAACTGAACCATCTTTAATCGTTCTGCAAGAATTTCTGATTCTTTTAGGTCCCAGAAATAATTATCTGTATTGAAGACAATATTAATATCTGGACGTAATTCTTTCCAATCATCTTCCGTCATGATTCCTTTAAGAATCATTTGAACACGTAATAAATCTAAAAATAGTTTGCTAAACTGATGACGAATACGTTCAATGAACTTATAGAACTTTACTTCTTCTCTTGTAATTTCTACAGATCGTCCCATATTAAATCCAGTTTGATCAGATGCCAAACGACTTAATGGAACATTTAAAGATGCATAAAGTTTCTTCTTAAAGTAATCTACGTCTTCAATTTGTGACATAGCATTACCACCCGGAAGTGTGGTAATTTGAGTTCCGTTTGAACCTTCACGACGTGGAATCCAATAGTCTTCAAGAACAGATAGATGATTACGCTCATCTCGTACTTCACCTGTTGCTTGGTTATATGTGAGTCGTGTTCTAAAGCGACTCATCATATCACGAACATATTGTTCTGCTTTTTGTTTTGGTAATTGACCAACGTCTACATAAAACACTCGACGTTCTGGTGCACGAGCCACTCTATAAACTAAAAGAGCATCAGAACGTCGAGTGTTTTAT